ATTATGTAAATAGTAATAACGGTTATACCAGATTTGAGGATGGTACAAAGGTTGACAGTATAGCTAATCGTATGTTAGTATTTAATTCTAACATGCAACATGCTGGATCTTCTTGTACTGATGAACTTCGTAGGTGTGTGATTAACTTTAATTATTATATTTGATATGGATAAAAATCATTTGAAACTTATCATTAAGAATTTGAAAACTGTTATAGAGGAGTTGGAAGCAGAAGTTTATTCTGATCCTACTGCTTACGTTAATGGTGACAGTAAAACTATCACCTATGCAGATCAAGAAGAAATGTAATGGATGTAAAACTAGTAAACATTACACCTGATGCAGAGAAGACCATGGCGTATATCGCCAGAGTATCTAATCCAAGTAATCAGGACAATGAAAAGTTTGCTGGATTATTAAAATACTGTATCAAACATAATCACTGGTCAGTATTTGAACAATCTAGTATGACTCTTGAAATTGAAACGACTCGTGCCATTGCAGCACAGATTCTACGTCATAGATCATTTACTTTTCAAGAGTTTTCTCAGCGATATGCTGATAGTACAAAGTTGGGAGAGATTCCTATCCCAGAACTCAGAAGACAGGATGAGAAGAATCGTCAAAATTCAACAAACGATCTTGATGAGTTTGTTAAACAAAAGTTGGAATTACAAATGAACACTTTGTTTAGCTCTGCGACTGCCTTATATCAACAAATGTTAGAAGAAGGTGTCGCAAAGGAATGTGCCAGAATGGTTCTACCACTCTGTACACCCACAAGAATCTATATGACAGGTTCTTGTAGATCATGGATTCATTATATCGAACTGAGATCCGCTCATGGTACTCAGAAGGAACACATGGACATTGCACAAGCGTGTAAAACTGTATTCATAGAACAGTTTCCAATCGTTTCTGAAGCATTAGAATGGAGAAATGGTGTGGTTGAAATTCAAAAACAGATTAAAAAAGAACTTCACGGAGAGGAAACTTAATGGCGACATACCCTGTAGTCAACAAAACAACTGGTGAACAAAAAGAAGTGGTAATGAGTATTCACGATTGGGATCAATGGAAGACCGACAATCCCGAATGGGATAGAGATTATTCAGATCCCTCTACAGTTCCAGGCGTGGGAGAAGTTGGAGAGTGGAAAGATAAACTCGCCAACAAACATCCAGGCTGGAATGAGATTCTGAAAAAATCAGAGAAGTCAGCTGGAGTAAAGGGTCGTTTAGCCAATAGAGGTATTAATGTCAACTAAAAAAAGAAGGAATACTAACAAAACTGTAGGAGTTGGCATGACTGCCAAACAGATGCGTCGTAAAAGACCTATTAATAATGGTATGCTGGTTGATGTTGAACCCATCACAGATAACCAGAAAGTATTGTTTGATCACTATGCAAAAGGAAAGAACATATTTGCATATGGTGCTGCTGGAACTGGTAAGACTTTTATAAGTTTGTTCTTGGCACTCAAAGATGTTCTTGACGAAATGACACCGTATGATAAGGTGTATATCGTTAGATCATTAGTGTCTACAAGAGAGATTGGTTTCCTGCCTGGAGATCATGAGGATAAGTCATCACTCTATCAGATTCCTTATAAGAATATGGTAAAGTATATGTTTGAGATGCCCTCAGACAATGACTTTGAAATGTTATACGGTAATCTGAAAGCACAAGAAACCATTTCATTCTGGAGCACATCATTTATCAGGGGAACAACACTTGATAATTGCATTGTGTTAGTAGATGAGATGCAAAACTTGAATTTTCATGAATTAGATAGTATAATAACAAGAGTAGGAGATAACTGTAAAATAATGTTTTGTGGTGATTCTACTCAAACGGATCTTACAAAATCCAATGAGAAGAATGGCATCTTAGATTTTAAACGTATCATTGAGATCATGGAAGATGATTTCGGTGTTGTTGAATTCGGTATAGATGATATTGTACGCTCTGGTCTAGTAAGAAACTACTTGGTTACTAAACTCGCTTTGTCTTTATAATGTTTACCCACTTGAATAAACTTGGTGATTTTGAGTTAGAAGCCAATACTATAGATGGAGTCCGATATTACACTCTTCCAAGTGGAAAGAAGGCTCCTTCTATTACCTCTATAACAAGTTTCTATAATCGTCAGACTTTTATTAACTGGCGTAAGAGAGTTGGTGAAGAGGAAGCCAATAAGATTACAAAAGTTGCTACAGGAAGAGGAACTAGATTCCACGATCTTGTAGAACAGTATCTTTTGAATAGGGACATCAATACTCTTGAAGACGTTCTTCCAACGACCAAAGCATTGTTCCTTTATGGGAAAAAATCCTTAGACAATATAAATAATATTCACGCATTAGAAAAACCACTGTATTCTGAATACTTTGGTATTGCTGGAAGAGTTGATTGTATTGCAGAATATAATGGTGAGTTAGCTATTATAGATTTCAAGACATCTAAGAAGATTAAACCAGAGAAGTGGTGTCAAAACTACTTTGTTCAAGAAACTGCGTATGCCTGTATGTACTATGAAATGACAGGTATTGCTGTAGAGAAGATTGTTACCTTAATGGTATGTGAAAATGGAGATGTAAAAGTTTATGAAAAAAGAAACAAAAGTGACTATATTAAGCTTCTTACCAAGTATATTAAAGAATTTGTCACCCACAAACTCGGAGAGTATGGAGAAGGAAGTTAACGAACTACTGAAAGAGAAATTTCTCTGTCAGAATAAATTCACAAGTGACATCGAGCAACTTGTACTTACTACTGACCTTAATTATATTGAGGCTCTGGTAAGTTACTGTGAGGAAAAAAATATCGAGTTCGAGTCAGTAGGTAAATTAATTTCTAAACCTCTAAAAGATAAATTGAAAGCAGAAGCAACTGAACTAAATTATCTTAAGAGAACTTCAAGATCTAAATTACCGCTATGATATTCTGGATAGGGTTCACCATCATGTTTCTCAATGAGGGATTTGTGATGATGAGGCATGTGTCGCCATGGGCTGCAAAACAGAGAGATAATCTTATAGAAAAATACGGTGATGGTTGGCAAACCTTTCATGGTATAGTAGACTACGTTTGGGTGATTGTTGTAGCCTTAGGGTTTGCATTTTCACCTCATAGAGGTAGTCATTTATACGTCTTTCTCGCCTTCTGGGGTAGTGCTTTTACTCTGATATACCTACCTATGTGGGCATCTAAAACAGATAAATAGTAATAACATCAGGACTATTAATGAGTGAATTTTTCAGAGCTCCAGCAGTCCGTGCCGCAATGGCCGAGATACAGGAGTTACAAGAAGATATTATGACAGGTATCGCTGTCAGAGGTATGAGAAATCCTACCACTGAAGAGGGACATCTTTATATTGCGAAAATGAGACAACTTCTCGAAAAGCAAAGGAACTTCATGTTCAGATTGTCATTAGAGAAGGAAGATTCTGATGCACTTGAAATGAAAAAACAAATCGTAGAATCTGCAAAGTTTCTAGGATTAAAAGACGAACAGAATATAAATCAGTTTTTTGAAACTCTATCGGAAACGTTAGCGAAACTAGAAACAGATTTACCTCCTGTTGACTAATACATCATTACATGTTATAATACAAACAATCCAACAATACAAAAATACGGAGAATATTAAATGTCATTTGCTGCATTAAAGAAACAATCTAAAGCAGGGTCTCTCACAGAGAGATTAATGAAAAAAGTTGAGAAACTCAACGAAAAAGGTGGAAGTAATACCGATGAACGTCTATGGAAACCATCTGTAGATAAAGCGGGTAACGGATTCGCTATTATACGATTCCTCCCTGCACATGCCAATGCTGAATTGCCATGGACTCAAGTATGGAGTCATGCATTTCAAGGGCCAGGTGGCTGGTATATTGAAAACAGTTTAACTACTGTTGGTAAAAACGATCCTGTAGGGGAATTAAACAGAACTCTTTGGAACAGTGGTCGTGAATCTGATAAAGATATTGCTCGCAAACAGAAACGTAAGTTGTCTTACTACGCTAATGTTTTTATCGTAAAAGATTCTGCAAATCCTGAGAACGAAGGACAAGTCAAACTATACAAGTTTGGAAAGAAGATCTTTGATAAGATCACTGCTGCAATGCAACCTGAGTTTGAAGATGAAGAACCAATCAACCCATTCGATTTTTGGAAGGGTGCTAACTTCAAATTAAAGATCAAACAGGTCGCTGGATTCTGGAACTATGATAGCTCAGAGTTTGGAAAGACTGAGGCACTTCTAGATGATGATGCTGAACTAGAAAAGATCTACGACAAGATCTATGATTTAAGTGAGTTTACTGCTCCTGATCAGTTTAAAACTTATGATGAACTCAAAGGACGTTTGGATGCTGTTTTAGGAACTAAGAAAGTAGTTACACCTAAAGTTGACACTGAAGATCTAGAAGATCTAAGTGAAGGGTTAAATCGTCCATCTGCTGATGAACTAGATGAAATATCTAATCTATCCGCTGCTGCAACTGCAACAACAGAAGATGAGGATGATGCTCTAAGTTATTTTCAGAAACTCGCAGAAGAATAAATTTATGACCCACTAAGTCTTGGGTTATATGTTCCTTTAAGTCTGGCACTGATAAAGTCGCCAGACTTTTTATATTTCATAATTTTATTCATATCAGCAACTGCAACTTCTAAGAACTGTGGTTGTAATATTTTAATTCTTCTCTTAGCGTCATTTTCATTCTCTTCAAACTCATAGTTACTGACGGCAAACACATTAGTATGTGAGATTATATTACCATTAGAATCTCTAACTGTACCAGCATTATCAACACTAGACAATTCATTTAAACTACTACCACTAAAAGTAACTTCCTCTTGTCTTGCAAAGTTTCTCTCTAGATATCTGCTGTCAAAATTAGAATCTACAACTAAACCCTCTGGAACTACCACTCTAGAATTGTCATCTACTAATAGTTCGGTAACGTAGTGATGGATCTCAGATAACTTTTCCTCAGTGCCATACTTATCAAAGATGTATCTTTGGAAGTCGTTGGAGTTTAATGGCCATTGATCTTGAATCTTAGTAATATTATTTGTTGTTAGAATAACCCAATCAAATCTAGGATCGCCATATACTTTTTCAGAAACTTGTTCTGGTCTGTCATCTCCAATAATCATGTAATCTTCAAATGCTGTGAGAACATTCTCAAGATCATCACGAAGCTTAGGCCTTCTAAAAATATTCTTGACAGGGATAAACTCATCATTAGCTGATCTATCTGTAGTCCTAGAGACGTAATTTATATTTGGAAAATAAGAAAAATAACCTTTCGACATTTTAGTAACCTATATCTGATGAATATGGACTGTTTTGTTTGATAATACTTATTGGCATTAAATCTCCAATCGACTCTGGATCATTAGGATCATATTGTCTATCTTTAGCAATATCCTCACTATAATCTGTATCATATATGGGTTCAAGTTCAGCAAATCTAAGAGTCATCATGACAGATATTGGCATACCATTCTCATATGCCATCCACTGTCCCTCTGGAGTATAGTTGATATCTACGTTCTGTAAAGCACATGGCTTAAATTTATTAACACCAAGAATGTTTCTATTACCATTAGTAACGAATCTTAGTCTGAATATATTAGGAGTTCCTAAGAAGAATGATGGGCCACCAGCCTTACCCACATTGGATAATTCTCCATTGTCTATCTTTCTAATTTTTTTTGGAGCAGACCATTGTTTAAATGCACGAATAATCATTCTAACGTTCGCTGCTTCCAGTCTATTTCTTGGACTCATCAACCATTGATATTCAAAAGATCTCAAGGACACACCAGCAAAAAGTAATTCTGTATTTGAGTTCACTACCACACCCACACTTCTAGATAGGACTTGTTCTGAACTTACATCACCGAATCCACTTTCACTTGCCAACTGAGCAATCTTATTAGCCATGGACATTCCTCTGGTAGATTCTTGAGTCAACATCTCTCCCTGCATGCTCAGTTTTGTAGCAGTACGTCCATAACCACCGAAATCATTAGTAAAGAAACTTGTCAGAACATTCTTACTTACGTTCTGAATTGCGCCCATTTGACCAGCATCCATACTCTGTTCACCCCAGTTTCTTGGGTTTCCATCAGTCATATTATTTGGCATTGGCAGTTTGATACCAGCACCTAGTTTTCTTTTATATGGTGTTGTTCTCTCTGAACCAAAAGTAAATGAAGATTCTTTGTCGTTAGCAAAAATATTTCTTTTTCCAGATTTACCATCTAGTGCAGCTGCATAAGGGGCCCGATAGGAGTAACATTGTATGAACATGTGATCCATGCTGTTGGACATATCCATAGGATACTTTACTATCTTTTTGAACAGTGTATCTGCTTCTTCTGCACCACTGAACGCATTTTCTATTGCACCTACACCTCTTGAACCTTGATTGGTGATTTTATCTAATAAACTATCTTTTTTCTCTGTTTCGCCTTGATTAGTTTTACTCTTATTATAATTTCTCAACTTTTTAGTATACATCACCTTCTCTTTATTATTTCTGGCATTCTTAATTTTATTCTCCAGCACCTCTTGTTGAGCATCTTTATCAGATGGTATTCCATTAGCATATCCCTCTTGAGTAGTCCATTTGGGTTTTGCTAAGCCAGGAGCAACGGCATCAATATGATTTTTAGTTGATTCTTGTATTGCTTGATGAATCCTTAATTGATCATCTTTAGAAAATGATGATGCTGTATCTTTTGTTAGTTTAGATTGATCCCAGACTCCATCTTTGTATATTGGTTCTACGTTCTGTAGTAATTGACCATTAGCATCAACCGCCCTAACTGTTGTTCCACCTGTTTCTGAGTAGAATACTTTATAATTTCTGACATTACCTTGTGAATCCTGTTGAGATATTTCAACGCCAGGATTTATTTCTTCACCAAATTCTGAATTAGCGATAGGTGTGAATGTCATGTTTTCCTTCTTTTTTGATTTCGGCTGTTAAATGCTCTATACTTGGGAAACCTCACACCGTTCTTGTCTATAAATTGTTCGGTGGGAAGTAAAGAGATGTCAGCCCAGTTCTCTTCTCTTGGAACTTTAAATATAGTTCTCATGTTAGACCACAGATATTTGTGGACACTATTTTTAGGAATAGGAGATTCTCCACGACTATTTAGTAGTGCAGTTGCAATTACATCACGGTAATCTGGATTTATGTAGTGTAAATTACAACCAAGGATGCCTTCCTGATAAAATCCTATTACTACTGCTAGAGGTTGAACGTCCCAAAATTCATAATTTTGTGCAAATGATGGGTTATATCCAAAGAATACTAGATCACCCATTCTGATACCCTGAGTGTCAATGGCACTCGCATCTCTCCTTTGTACCTGAGCCAACGCTGATTCCAGTTGGTTTACATACCAAGCGTCAGGTTGCAATTCGCCTTGGGTGGCTTCTTTAATATCGTCTGCGATCATGTGAAATACCTAAATCGTCTTCTGTCATAATTTTAAACTCATACTTTCTATCAGCACAGTAAGACTTTGCTGCGTTCCATTTTGCTTGATTCACAACCCATGCCTTAACTTCATAATACCATGCCTGAGTCTTTCTTTTTGGATTTCTCTTTGGTTCTTTGACTTGTCTCTTTGGTTTTACTTCTATGACCACAGATCTTTTTTTGCCAGACTTATCCTTATACTTGATAAAAAAGTCTGGGAAGTATCTATGAACTCTATTATCCAATGGATTCTTGTATGGTATCCAAAACTCTTCAGATTGCCATTGGTCTACGCTCTCGGTCAAATCACAATACTCCATGAATTTCTTCTCCCAGAGAGATCTATAAACAATCTGAGTGGGATCACCTTTGTATTTTTTTACATGTCTGGGTTTAAATTTTCCCTGATAAGCCATATACATAGTATGGTAAGTCATAAATTTATTTAGATGGCCAGGCAACAGAAAAGTTATTTTAGCAACGATAAGTTAGTAAAAGATATAGAAACATTCAGATCGGCTCTTGGTGCCCCAGCTCTTTCCAACTTTTTTAAAGTTCAGATGGATTTGGCTAACATTGGCCCAGAACCTGTGGATTCATTCCCAGTTGATTTAGATTCAGCTTCAAGTGGCGTTTATCAAAAAGAGAAAATGGCCAATGATCTAAGTAGATGGTTGACATCTTGTGGATTGCTAGATAACGGAGAGAAAGAAAGATATGAACTATTATGCAATGAAGCAATGTTGCCTGGTGTGTCAATGTCTGTGGTACAGGAGGTTGGAAGCAGACAGGGTATTAGAGAAAGGTTTGCTACACAGAGACAATACACTGACATAGCTTTGTCTTTCTTTGTATCTCAAGATTATAAAACTTTGAAACTCTTCCAAGAGTGGTTTAACTTTATGAACCCTCTCTATGTGACACAAGAAGGGATCAAGCATAATCAAGGATACCCTGGCGGTTATCCAAATAATGATGAAAGATTTGCTTTCCATAGATTTAGATATCCCCATGATTACAAAAGAGATCTATCAATCACTAAGTTTGAAAGAAATCTAGGTGCAACTAAGACAAAAACTCAAAAAGAAGACCCTGTTGAGTTCAAACCTGATGCTATCAGTTATAACTTTATAAATGCCTTCCCTATATCAATACAAGACATACCACTCAACTATGCAGGCGGAAATCTATTACAAGTTACTGTTGAGTTTGCATATGACAGATACTATATTGTCAATAATCAAGGAACGCCTGCACCAGCAGTACCACAAAAAGGTTTATCACAGATAACTAATGCTAACAATGTGTCTGAAACTACTGTAGATAAAGCTCCAAATTAACCCTCTAAATAATAACGAATAATTACTTATTATGCCTTTACCTAAAATTTCGACGGCTGAGTATGAATTGACATTACCATCAAATGGCAAAACTATTAAATATAGACCATTTTTGGTAAGAGAAGAAAAGATTCTTATACTTGCGCTAGAATCAGAAAACCAAAAACAAATAACCACCGCTGTTAGACAGGTTATAAAAGAATGTGTTCTAACAAAGGGAATCAAAGTCGATCAACTACCAAGTTTTGATATTGAATATCTATTTTTGAATATTCGTGGAAAATCTGTCGGTGAATCAATTGAACTTATGGTGACATGTGGTGATGATGGCAAGACAGAAGTTCCTGTCACAGTTCTCATTGATGATATTGAAGTATCTAATGACGATGAACATAGTTCAGATATTGAGTTATCAGATGGTTATTCTGTAAAAATGAAGTATCCATCTCTCAATCAATTCATAGAAACTAACTTCAATCAAGATGATGATGACGCTGTAGAAAAATCATTTGAGATGATAGCAACATCTATTGATATGGTTTATAATGATAAGGATATGTTTGCAGCATCCGAGTGTACAAAGAAAGAACTCAAAGAGTGGGTTGAATCATTGACATCAGCACAGTTTCAAAAGATTGAAAAATTCTTTGAAACCATGCCTAAATTAACACATACCTTAGAGGTTGTTAATCCTAACACTAAAAAGAAAAACACTATAGTATTAGAGGGGCTAACGGATTTTTTCGCTTAAGTATGTCTCATATTGATCTTGAGACATACTTCCGCATCAATTTCGCCCTCATGCAGTTCCATAAATATTCCCTATGGGAGATAGAGAACATGCCGCCTTGGGAAAGAGACATCTATGTTGGACTACTCAGACTTCATATTGAAGAGGAACAACTAAAACAAAGACAAAGAGAAGCACAGGCACGAAATGGGTAAACTCTCATCTACACTTGGAACATTAGGTAAGGCCGCCAAACGTGTGTCTAAGTCTAAAGTTGTTAGAAAGACTGCGATAGCTGGTAAGAAAGCAATCAGAGGTGCCAAAAAAGGGATAGCAGGGGCTCAGGTAAAGGGTTCAAAGTTTCTTCAGAAGTCTGTCGCTAAGATAAAACCAATAGCAGCAGATCTAAAACAGGGTGGAATCAGGAAGATCAATAAGATTGTAGAGTCGAAGGCTCAAAATCTGATACCTAAGTTATCAAATAAGATAGAGGAGAAGGTAAATTCATTTGATCCTAGTAAGTTTTTAGGTAAAATATTTGATGGTGGATTAAATTCACTTAATCAGTTTGGATCAAGTCTTGATGGTATGAAAGGTAGATTTGATTCTACTGTAGAGTTTCTTGGTAAGGCGACTGAACTAGCAAGTAAGTTTGTGAAGAAACTTGCATCAGCTAAACCTAAAAAAGGTGGTGGAGGAGGTCTATTTGGTAATTTAATTAAAGGAGTTGCGATTGCTGGTGCGGCTGCACTTGGAACTGCTGTTGTAGCAAAGGTTGCAGTAGCTGGTAAAGTAAGAGAGGGTGCTAAAAATTTAGTCAAGAAAGGACTTGACTTCATTAGAAATAGAAAGAAGAAGAAGTTAGAGAAGAAACAGGAAGAGGCAAAAGTAAAGAAAGACAAGGGTAATGCTAGTATATTCAAAAATATATTGGATAAGTTTTCTAGTATTTTGAACTTTGATGGAAGACCAAAGGCTGTAAAGAAGTTCATGTCAGAGGGAAAAGATAACTTTAGGTCTAAAATTAATCTAGATGAATCCTCAAAGGATTATAGATTTAGAAGATTTACAAATACAGATGGCGATAAGAAAGTACATGATTTAAAAGTTTCATATAAAGATGGTCAGATACAAGAACATGGTGATGATGAAGTCACTAGAAGAATTGTCAAGATCAAAGATGAGATCATGGAATTAGAAAGTGATTATAATGATAACCTAATAATGGGTAAACGAGATGATGATGATAAGGCAGCTGCCAAAGAAATGTTGAAGAAAATACGAGCATTAGAGAAAGAACTTACTGAACTTATACCTCTAGCAAAGGGCACAACAACTGTTGAAGGCACTAAAGAGAATGTTAGTAAAGTTATGAAAGATCCAGCATTTGAAGAATATGAGGATGGTAAAGATG